AAAAAACAAATGGTGCAAAGTTTATTTTACAATTGAAATCATCAAATCATTGATGAATCAATACAACAAAAAATTTGGTTGGGGTTCGCTTGACATTCTTTTAGAAGACAGCGGGTTGACTTACGATGACATTGCCGACGCTGAAGGTGGTTACAAATTGATTGACGGTATTACAAAGCAATATAAAAATATGGAACCGACGTCAATCATCTTTGGTGTTATGGAAGAATATCGCGACCCAAGTTTCTAAACAATCACAAAAAAATGAACCGCCTTCGGGCGGTTTTTTATTAAAATATATTTTTTTATTTAAAAATAATTTTTGTAAATTCGCTTTGATTATGAACAAAAATGAAATCACAATCACACTTTCGCGAAACGAAATCGCCGAAGTGTTGTCAACGATTAGGAACGCAAAATCGCAATCCGAAAATTGGCATGAAAGCCAAGAATTGGTTTTTCAAAAACTTAATACTATCATTCAAAATTTAGAACAAATGAATGGAATCTTTGAATTGCATTTCAAGCGGGAATTGAAACGTCTTAATCTGAAGCGATTTGACGTTTGTAAAATTCTTGATTGTACAATGCCAACGCTTAAAAGTCGTGTCGAAAATCCCGGTTCGATTACGATTAACGAAATGAACAAATTGGTCAATTCGGGATTTGACCGCCTTATCTTTTTAAACAATGAAGAAAATCAATATCAAGGGGAAGGAATACATTCCCGTCAATGAACGATTGATTCACTTTAGCAATCAACCACAATTCAAGGGTTGGTCAATTGTTGAATCAGTTGTTTCAATAGATGACAAGGAAGGAATTTTCAAAGTCACTATTGTTGACGATAACGGCGCGGAAAAAGCGTCGGCACATTCACAAGAATATCGCGACAGTTCTTATATCAACAAAACGTCATTTGTTGAAAATGGTTTCACGTCCGCACTTGGACGCGCGCTTGGTTATTTGGGAATCGGAATTGACACGTCAATTGCGTCGGCTGAAGAAGTCGCAAACGCGGTCAACAATCAATCCAAACAAACCAAACCGCAAGCGAAACCAAAACTTACGAATGTTCAATTGGAAAAAACTTTGAATGGAACACCGCATCAAGCGAAAAAGGTGTTTGAAAAATTTGAAGTCAGCGCGCAACAACGCGAAAAAATCGTGCAAAAATTCAGCGCGTAAACATTTTTTTACTATTAATTTTAATTTTTTAACACATGGAAAACACAAAAACGCTTGTCAACGGTTTAATCGTCAAGCAAAACCCAAGCCGACCGGACTTTGTCATTGGTTCGCTTTCATTTAAGATTGAAGAATTCGCGAAATTCGTGAAGGAACACAACAAAAACGGTTGGTTGAATGTTGACCTTTTGACGTCAAAAGCGGGCAAACCTTACGCCGCTTTGAACACTTGGGAACCGGATTCAAAAAAAGAATTTGAAACGATTTCAAGTGACCAAGTCACAAAAGGCAACAACGACGATTTGCCGTTTTAATTTAGCAATCAAAGGGAACGCCCCCCGGTCATTCGGGGGGTTTTAAATTTACAAACAATGAAAAAAATTAAAGATACAAACGAAGTTTATCATTCAAGCGACGCAATTAGCGCGTCGGGACTGAAATACATATATCAAAATTCTGTTCAAAAATTCTTACAACGACAAGCATTTTCGTCAAAGGCAATGAACCTTGGTTCGGCGGTTCATGCGGCAATGTTGGAACCGGCGGAATACATTAACGACTTTCATGTCATGCCAAAGATTGACGGACGCACAAAAGCCGGTAAAGAAGAAAAAGCAAAACACGAAGAATTGTCAAAGGGAAAAATACTTTTGACCGCCGACGAAAACGAAATTGTTTCAAGCATTTCGGCGAATTACAATTCCCATGAATTGGCGCGAAAGTATTGCACCGGGGAAATTGAAATATCACACTACAAACAACACGAAGGCGTTGACGTTCGCATTCGCCCGGACGTTGTGAACTACAAAGAAGGGTTCATTTCAGACGTTAAAACGTGTCAAGACAATTCGCCAAAGGCGTTTCGTCGTGACGTTTACAAATACGGGTATCCAATTCAAGCGGTGTTTTATTCGGAAATGTTGGGGATTGACCCGTCCGAATTCCGATTCATTGCCGTACAAACCAAGCACCCGTTTTCGGTTGAAGTTTACGCAATGAGTGAACAAATGATTGAATACGGTCGTGAAGGTTGGAAACAAGCATTTCACGATTGGAAGTTTTATAAAGAAACGGGAATCGCACTTGGACATCAAACGCCCGAAGTCAAAAACGACGGCACTTTAATTCTATAAAAATGCAAACACATAAACTAATCAAAAAAACAATCAACAAATACTTTGGTATTGATATTGAAAACCCGACAAGGGTTGAAAAATATGTTGAAGCACGAATGATTTATTATTGGTTGTGCTATTATTTTACAAACTTAAATTTGTCAAAGATTGCGAAAACTTTGAACAAAAATCATGCGACCGTTTTGCATGGGATTCGCAACTTTCCTGACTTCATGGAAACCGACAAAGAATTCAGGGAAAAATTCCTTGGCGTCTATTCAATAATAAAAGACAAAGTCAATCGAAATTCGGACAAAATGACCCTTGAAGAATTGACGTTCAGATACAACCAACTTTTGTTTGAAAATGAAAAATTAGAACAACAACTAAAAAATTTGCAAAAGTAAAAAATTTTTGTTTAATTTTGATAAAACAAACAAACTTGAAAGGTTTCAAAAAGTATTTGGGTGAAGAAGACAAACTTCAAAGAAGTGTTGTCACATATTTGAATTGGGAATATCCTGAAGCAATTTTCACACACGTTCCGAATGAAGGGCGTCGAACACCTTTTGAAAGATTTAAATTCAAACACCTTGGTTCAAAAGCCGGCGTTCCTGACTTAATGATATTCAACACAAATTGCGATTTCAACGGACTTGCAATTGAATTGAAGGTTGGGCGCAACAAGCCAACAGAACTTCAAATTCAATGGTTGAAATGGCTTGATGAATGCGGTTGGGAAACACATGTCTTGTATAATTTTGATGACGTCAAAAGTGTTTTGGATTTGTATTTTTTCAAGGTAAAAAACATTTGACATGAAATATCGAAACGTGTACTTTGACGAATCAAATCAAAAAATCCGTTGGACGCAAAGCGCGCCCGAAGGTTTTATTTTCAAATATGAATACGTCGGGAAAATGACCCGTGTTGAATTTGATTTGTTGATTGAAGTCCTTTGGGATTTGTACGAAAATGACATCATTCCTTTTGAAATGATACTATCAAAATTCAGCGAAATAAGAACGTTTTGCGACAAGGTGAAGGAAATCATTGACGACCTTCAGGAAGAATAAATTTAAATATAATACAATGAAAAATAAATTGAATAAAAACAAAAAAATGCTTTTAAAAGTAACGCCCGAATTCAACAACATTTTGAATTCTGTTTGGCGTCATGGCGACATTCACAAAACCGCCGGTTTTACAAATTCCAAATCGTTATTGATACGAAATTTGCTTGTCAAAAACATGATTGAAACGTTTCCAAAAATGGAAGAACTTTTTGAACATGTTCAGGAATTCAAAGATTACAAAGTTTGCAAGCAAATGATTGACGATTCAAATGATATTGAAAATTTGTTTTTAAATAAGTAAAGGAAAAATTCCTATTAAACAATGAAATGCAATTTGATATTCAAGCCAAAACGGTTTGACATATATACACCCGTGCCGACTTCAATTTTTAGAATCAAGGGAATATCACTTGGCGCGGTTGGTTTGTATTGTTATTTGCTATCGCATGAAGACAATATGACAATCACAATCACGTTTTGCGCAAACCATTTCAAAGACGGCAAAGACGCTATTCGCGCCCGTTTGAAGGAACTTGAAACGTTTGGTTTGGTTCGCCTTGAAACTGTAAAAAATCAAGGCGTTTTCCGCGGCTACAACTATCACTTGATTGACCCGACCGTGTCGGAAAATCCGACGGGGGGTGTTGGATTAGCCGCAACGGGAAATCCGACACAAAGTAATATCTATAATGATAATAATGACAATATAAATAATAACATAAATAATAATAAGAAACCACGGAATCCAAAAACAAAGGAATTTCCGCCGCATATTGAAAAAGCATTTCCGCACTTTGTTGACCTTTTTCCAAAAAGAAATCAACCCAAGACCGAACCACAAAGATTCAATTGGATTGATTGCATTGATAAAATCGAACGCATTGACAAATACAACCTTCGCGAAGTTTATGAAGTTTGTCAACGTTTACGCATTGACGATTTTTGGAAACATAACTTCTTGACGATTTTAAAACTGCGTAACGTGGACAAAAACGGCGTGAAGTACATTGACCGGTTCATGGCACAATCGTCGCTTAAAACGCGCCCAAATGCTTTTCAGAGGGTTTCCGGTCTTATTAAGTTTGTAACGTATGAAGACAAAGGAAAAAAAATCGGGGCGAAAACATCAAACGGAAATTTGTTTGATTACAATTTGAAACAACTGCTTTCCGAAACTGAATACAACGAATTGTTCAAATACTTATACAAATGAAAACAAACGACAATTTTGCTTATGATTTGGAAGTCGGACAACGGGGCGAAAACATATTTGCCGACCTACTTACGGGAAAAAAAATTGAAGTCAAAACCGACTTCATTGCGTCCCGCACCGGGAATCTTTATGTCGAATTTGAATGTTGGGGAAAACGAACCGGACTTGCAACAACCAAGGCGGATTTTTGGGTTTTCCTTATCATGAAACAAGGGACAAACAAAAGTTCATTTGGACTGAATGAAATTGAAATCATTAAGTTTGTATCGACAAAGCGACTGAAAACCATTTGTCGAGAATGGTTGAAACACAATGAAAAAGTCAAAGGCGGTCGCGAATCAAACGCCTTTGGTTGTCTAATCAAAATCAATGATATATGAACATTTTTAAAAATGAAGTTTTGCAATTCGGATTCTTTATTCTGTTTTGCGTTTTTACATGGCTTATGTTCTTTGCGAACCTTGCAACGGCGTTTCACGATTGCAATAAATTTTGCACACCATGAGAACGAAATACGACTTTGCCGCAATTGGATTTTTTGGAATTTTAGTTTGTTTAATTTTTATATTTTTTGCACAATGAAAAATTGGGATTTTATTGAAGCATGCAAATACTTCAAAATGCTAAACGGTCACGAATTCAAAGAAATTTTGTTTGACCGTGAACACCCGTTGAATAATTATGCGCGTGACTATTTTTATTCAATGGATTAAACAAAAACGAAACAATGATTGAAAAACTTACTAATTTAGGAATTAACCTAAAAAATAGAACGTCCGGGGAACTGAAAACAAAATGCCCGAAGTGTTCACACAATAGAAAAAACAAACACGACGAATCGTTGTCGGTTAACATTTCAACCGGACTTTACAATTGCCACAACTGCGGTTGGTCGGGCGGTGTAATGTTTCAAAAAAAATCAGAATACATTGTCCCGGAAAAAATAAACGCCGACGTGACCGAACGTGTTTTGAAATGGTTCAGCGGGCGCGGAATAACGGAACCAACACTTGTTCATTGGCGCATTGGTGAATCACTTGAATACATGCCGCAAGTCGGTTCAAAGCGTCGTTGTATAAATTTCAACTACTTCCGGGACAATAAGATTGTGAACGTCAAATTTCGTGACGGCGAAAAAAACTTCAAAATGACGTCCGGTGCTGAATTAATTTTTTACGGCATTGACAATGTCAAAGAATCAAAAACATGTTACATTGTTGAAGGCGAAATGGACGCGCTTTCATTACATGAAGCCGGATTGTATTCGGTTTGTTCAGTTCCTAACGGCGCATCAAAAGGAAACGCCCGTCTTGATTATTTGGACAACTGTTTTGAATACTTTAAAAACAAAACCGAAATCGTTCTTTGCACCGATAACGATGACGCCGGGTTGCAACTACGAAATGAACTTGCAAGACGTTTCGGACAACACCGATGCAAATATGTTGACTTTGGTGAATACAAAGACGCCAACGAGGTGTTGACAACAAAAGGTGCGGAAACATTAAGGAACGTCATCAAAAGCGCAAAGAACTTTCCATTGGAAGGCGTATTGAATGTCAATGATATATGGGAAAACGTTTTGGCATATAATGAAAAAGGCGTTCAGAATTATTCCATTGGACTTGCTGAATCGGATTCGTTTTTCAAAATGTCTTGGGGTGAATGGACGGTTGTCACGGGCGTTCCTAATTCGGGAAAGTCCGACATTGTTGACCAAATCTTTTGTAACGTTGCGACAAAGTACGGATTCCGTTGTGCTATGTTTGCGCCCGAATCATTTCCATACGAGGGACATATAAAAAGAATTGCAAACAAATTAAACAACAAACATTGCAACAACGACGACCTTGAAAACACAAAGGATTTCATTGAAGAACATTTTCATTGGATTCGGATTGACCTTGAAAATTTGACACTTAAAAACATATTGAACAAATTCCGGGAACTTGTATTCCAAAAAGGAATCAACGTTTTTTGCATTGACCCTTTCAACATGCTTGACCATTCGGCGCAAAGGGATTTCAGTTATATTGGAAAAATACTTTCCGAAATCACACAATTCGTTCAACAAACAAACACCCATTTGTTTTTGGTTGCGCACCCAAGGAAAATTGAATCGGAAAATGGAGTGTATAAAAAGCCGACGTTGTATGACGTTTCGGGTTCCGCTGACTTTTTCAATAAAGCGTACAATGGTTTAATTGTTTACCGTTGCATCGGACAGAAAACAAGGTACAAATCCGACCTTGTTAAAATATACATTGAAAAAGTAAAGCGCAAGGAAAACGGTCAAATTGGTGATTTTGACGTTGCGCCTGACTTTAATTCCGGCGGGGTTTACAAACCTATTGACAAAAATGACAAAGCGTTTGAAGTGATAAAGGACAACACGAACATTCCATTTTAAAAAATTTTAATTATGACAAATATAACAAACGAGGATTGCATGGAATTAATGTCGCGATATGACGACAACCATTTTGAACTTGCAATTGTTGACCCGCCTTATGGAATTAATGCTTCAAAAATGACAATGGGAACGGGAAAGCATAAATTTAAAAAAAACAAAAATTGGGATTCAAACATTCCAAATAAAGATTATTTTGACGAATTGTTTCGTGTAAGTCAAAATCAAGTTATTTGGGGGGGGAATTATTTTACTGAACATTTGCCACCAAGTCAACATTGGCTTGTTTGGGACAAATTGAATCCAAACTTGTCATTTGCTGAAGGTGAGTTGGCATGGGTAAGAAAAGGAAAGAATCTTAGAATTTACAAGGTATATTCCGCAAAAGTTGAAGGTGACGGTAAAATTCACCCAACACAAAAATTTGTAAAATTGTATGAATGGATTTTAATGAATTACGCAAAAGAAGGCGACAAAATCCTTGACACCCATTTGGGTTCGGGTTCAATTGCAATTGCATGTCACAACCTTGGATTTGATTTGACCGCGTGTGAAATTGACAAAGATTATTTTGACGCTGCAATGAAACGACTTGAACAACACAAAGCGCAACAAAGATTGTTTTAATGGACTATACAAAAGCATTTCGGGCGAAATCATGGTGCAATAAAAACGGCATAAAAATTTACATTGTCGCAACCAAAAAAGGATTGTTCATTGACATTTGGGACAATGGCAAAGTCAAACGTTCGCCAAACATATATCGAAACAATAAAGATGCGTCCAAAAAGATTTGGGAATTGTATTTGTATCTTTGTGAAAAATACAAGTCATGATATTTTCGTTTAGCTTTTTTCCAATTGAGGGAATTGTTTTTGGTGTTCACTATATAAATTCGGACAATTACCCGGAATTGTTTCAAGAAGAAGTTGAACAAACGCATCATTCACTTCAGTTTTTTATTTTAATTTTTGGAATTTCAATTGTTTGGAAATGAAATGGAACTTCACACAAATAGCACAAAAACCCCGTAAAAAACGCAAAGGCGTTCATTCAAAAAATGCGTCAAAGGGTCAAACCGGTTACAAACAACCAAGACGGGGACAAGGAAAAAGGCGATAATTTTACAAAACATCAAAACGCCTTCAGACGCATTTTAAAGCGATTTCCCGCATTCTAAGGTGTTTTTGAATACCATATACCAAAAAACAAAGTTCGTGCAATACGCGCAATTTTCCTTCGTAGAAATAAAAGAAAATTTTGTTATAAAAAAAACATTTTTAATTTTCCAAATTTAATTTTTAATTTAGAATTCATATAAATTAAAAGAATAATTTGTTTTTTAAAAAATACTTTTATTATATTTGTGTATCAAAATCAAAACAATGATTGAAATAATTGACAACAGAAACGGGAAACAAGATTTGGAAATTGACTTGGAAGGTTACGGCAAATGGTATGCATGGAACCCACAAAGCGACAAAATCATTGCTTGCAAATTCAAATGTCAAGCACAAGAAATCAAAAACAATCCCGAATGTTGGGACATTTAAAATCAAAATTCACTAAAATTTAAAACAATGAAAAATCAAAATGTAGCACAATTCAGAATCAACGAAAGATTCACTTTGAGTTTGTCCGATTGCGGACAAGACCGTGGATTTGAAGCAATGTTGATTGACTTCGATTCAAAAAGTTCAGACGCAAGACATGTAAGCGATGACGGAAAGTTCGTTCAATTTATTAATGTAGGCGACGGGTTTCGTGTTTGGGATATTGACGGATTGCAAAGCGCAATCAAAGACGCCAAAGCTAAAGCAAACAAAATCGTAAAAGAAGAAGTTTTGCAAGACAACAAAGAATTATTTATTAATTAAAATCCAAAACAATGAAAACATTTAAAAACACATTCGCGGTCACATTCAATCCCCAAGCGGGTTTTTTACCACACAAATACGGTAGAGTTACAATAGACATTGTGCTTGAAAACGTTCAAAGCGTGAAAGCAGCAAAGGAAGTTTTAGCCGACAAGGGAATCCATGCATCAAGCATAAAAAGATTAAAACAATGAATTATAAACAAATGTTTCCTTTGGGTTGTCCTATGCGACGAGAACAATTGATTGATGATATTTTGGAAAGAAAACCTTCAATTGATTTTCAATACCTTGACAAACTACATGAAAACGAATTGCAAGACATGTTGTTAAAAATTGAATTTAAACTAACCGGACTTTCCACAAATTGAATGGGTTATTTTGAAGACCGCCTTCGGGCGGTTTTTTTATTTTATCTTTGCAACATGGCAACAAAAACCAACATACTAAAAAACAATTTGATAAAAGCGTTGGAACAATCACTTGGCGTTGTGACAACTGCATGTAAAAAAGTCAAATGCAATCGGTCAACGTTTTATGACTACTATAACAAAGACCCAAAGTTCAAAGCGCAAGTTGATGCGATTCAAGACATTGCACTTGACTTTGTTGAATCCAAATTATTTGAACAAATCAAAGACGACAATACAACTGCGACAATCTTTTATTTAAAGACCCGCGGAAAAAAACGTGGTTATGTTGAACGCCAAGAAATCCAACACGACGGCACTATCGAATCAAAAATCATTGAATGGTCACCGGCAACGGAAAGCGAAGGGTAAAGGAATTTTGTAACCGCCAATTTTATGAAGCGGTCAATTCAAAACAACGAATCAAAATTTTTCAGGGCGGTTCACGTTCCGGGAAATCATGGGCGTTAATGCAATACTGTCTTTACTTAATCACAACCGAATCAAAACCAATAACGATTTCAATTGTCCGAAAAACATTGCCGGCGTTAAAACGTTCGGTTTTAAGGGACTTCAATATCATTGCAAAATCCCTTGGCGTTTATTACTTAGGTGAATTCAACAAAACCGAATTGGTGTTCAACTACAATAGACATACGATTGAATTCTTTTCCGCTGACGACGCGCAAAAGATTCGAGGGTCAACGCGTGATGTCCTTTGGTGTGAAGAATGCAACGAACTAAACATTGAAGACTTTCGACAATTGTCAATGCGTACAAAGCGCGAAATACTAATGTCGTTCAACCCTTCCGACCCCGTCCATTTCATTTACGACCTTTGTGAACGTGACGACGCCGACTTGTTTATTTCAACCTATCGTGACAACAAGTTCATTGCGCCGGAAGTCAAAAAGGAATTGGAACGCCTGAAGAAACGCGACCCGGACTTTTGGCGTGTCTATGGTGAAGGGCAACGCGCCGTGTTCAGTCAACGACAAATTTTTCGTGATTGGAACTATATTGACGAATCGGAATTTCCTGACGAACTTGATTGGTTCATGGGTTGTGACTTTGGTTTCACGAATGACAGTACGGCAATTTGTTTGATTGCAAAGAAAAACGACAAAGTGTTTGTCAAAGAAGTATTGTACAAAACCGGAATGACAAACCGTGACATTGCAAATCATTTGAAGTCGTTGGGACTTGATGACCTTTTGATGTATTGTGATTCCGCCGAACCAAAGTCAATTGAAGAATTGCGTCAAATGGGAATCCTTGCAAAACCGGCAATCAAGGGCGCGGGGTCAATCAATGCCGGATTGTCTTTGATGCGCGAATTTGACTTCTACATTTCCAACAAAGCAACCAACGTCAAATCGGAACAAATGAAATACGTTTGGGAAGAATTGAAAGACGGTACAATCATCAACAAAGCGGTTGACCGCGACAACCACACAATGGATTGCCTGCGCTATGGAATTTATTCAAGATTCAAAAACCGAAACGAATTCTTTGTCATTTAAAATTTCGTAAATTTGAACAAAATTTTCTTTCATGGCATCACTACTTCAACGCCTTTCAAATCTAATTACTAAAAACGCGCAACAAACCGCCGCGTCTTACAACAAGGCAATATATCAGTATTTGGGCGAATCAATCGTTTGGAATCCTGAAAACGATGATTCGTACATTCAACAAGGGTATCGAAAGAACGCAACAATCTATTCACTTGTCAATATCATTACAAAAGCGGCAACAACCATTCCGTTCCAAGTGTACGAAAAAACAAGCGAAAACGACCTAAAAAGATACAAGGCACTTACAAGCGGGACAATTGATTCCGGCGCACTTTACAAAGCGGAAATCCTAAGAAAACAAGCGTTGAACGAATTGGAAGGAACACCCCTTCATGAACTATTGGAACGTCCAAACCCTTCACAATCTTACAATTCTTTTTTGACTGAATTGATTGCATTTGGGAAACTAACGGGCAACCGATACATCTACGGAATTGCACCGGAAACCGGAATGAATCAAGGGCGATATTCTGAACTTTATGTCATGCCGTCGCAAGTCATGGAAATCGTTTCGGGCGGTTTTATGCAACCGGTCAAAGGTTACAAAATTGAATACAACGGGACGTTTGATTTGCCCGCTGAAGACATTTGTCACATCAAAGATTTTAACCCGGAATACAACGGAACGGGTTCGCATCTTTACGGTCAATCACCATTGCGTGCCGGACTTCGTTCGCTTACAACAAACAATGAAGCGGTCACAACCGGTGTGAAATACTTACAAAACCAAACGGCGCGTGGTGTCTTAATGAGTGAAGAAGGCGACCTTAATGAAGTACAAGCGCAACAATTGAAAGACAAATTTCGTCAACAATTCCAAGGTTCAGGAAACGCCGGTGATGTTATTATTACACCAAAAAAATTGTCTTGGGTGAACTTCGGATTGAACGCCGCGGACGTGTCATTGATTGAACAATACAACGCGTCAATCAAAGATTTATGCAACGTGTTCAACGTTCCCGTTCAGCTATTGAACAACACCGAATCAAGCACTTACAACAACATGCGTGAAGCAAAAAAGGCGTTGTATCAAAATTGCGTGATTCCTGAACTTGTCAAAGTACGCGACGAATTGAATCGTTGGTTGGTTCCAAAGTTTGGTGACAATTTATTCCTTGATTTCGATTTCACTTCGGTTCCTGAATTACAAGAAGAAACGGAAAAAGTCGTTGGACAATTGACGCAAGCGTGGTGGTTGACGCCAAACGAAAAACGAATTGCGATGTCTTACGGTCAAGATGAAGACACACCCGCACTTGATGACTACTACATTCCGGCGAACCTTATTCCAACACAAAACGTTGGTGTTGAAATGCCCGACCCCGAACCAATTGAAGACCCGAAAGACGACAAGCCAATTGACGAAATGGTCAAGCTATTCAAAGCACTTGTCCCGGGAATGAACGACGTATTCACAACGGTTGATGAAGCCGAAGCGCGTGCGGTTGAACTTGGCGGAAAACCTTCACACCACGAACATTCATTTGACGGCGAAGTTGTTTACATGCCTTTTGATTCACATGAAGAATATGAAGCCGCGATTGAAGCACAAAAGAACTATCACGATGAAGAAGAAGAAAAAGAAATTTCAGCGCGATTGAAAGCCGCACTTGAAAAAAAGGTTGAAGAACACAACGACGAAGTGGACAACGACCCTGACAAATCAACGGACGTTGACACGTTGTTTGAAGTTTATGAACGCGGAATTGGTGCATATCGTACAAATCCACAATCGGTTCGACCGAATGTTTCGTCGCCCCAACAATGGGCAATGGCGCGTGTGAATTCTTTTTTATTTAGTTTAAGAAACGGAAAGTTTCGTTCAGGAAAACACGACACGGATTTGTTGCCCGAGGGACACCCAATGTCGTCAAAAGAAGAAGAAGAAAAAGACGGTCACACGTTTGACAATTACCCACAAAGCGCAACCAACAACGCAAAACGAATGATTGAATGGCGCGAAAAATACGGCGACGAAGTACGCGCGGGAACCCCAACGGGTTGGCGAAGGGCGCGCATGATATCTGAACGCGAACCTTTGAATGTTGACATGTTACGAAGAATCAATTCATTTTTTGCACGTCATGAAGGGAACGAAAAAATCGCGGAACAATACAAGGAAACACCATGGAAAGACAACGGGTTTGTTTCATGGAATCTTTGGGGCGGGACTTCAATGCGTGATTGGGTCAAAGAAACTTTGTCTAAACTTGAAAATGAATAGCAATGGCTAACGACTTAAAATTTCAACACATATATCAAAAAGCAAAACTTGGACAATTTGGTGTTCGTGTTTTG